TCAAGAAGTTCCATCATCCACGGCCGTCGAGCGGCGGCCCAATGACCCGGGAGACAGATTCCCGTCGGCGGCCAGCCTCTCGGAGACGATCCTGCCGTGGATCCAATCGAGCACGCGCACCGGGCTGACGCTGTGGTTGCGCGAGCCGTTGGTGCCGACGCTGAGCAGCTCGCCAGTCGGGAAGCCGGGCGGCCTGGCCCCGCGGTCCCACGATACCGTGACGCGCTCCTGGCCCTCGAGGATCGCTCGCGCGCAGTCGAAGACCAGAACCTGGGTCTTTGGATCTTGCGCGAGGCTCATGCCGCCTCGACAGCGTCGCGATCGAGCAGCTCCCTGAGCCGCAAGGCAAGCCCCCACCTCGTGCGCGCGCCGACCTTCCGCGCGATCGAGTCCAGCACCAGCGCCACCTCGCCGGCACCGGCCAGGCCCACGGCAGCGGCGATCTCGGCCGCCGTGCGGTCCTCGAGCACCAGCGCAGCCACCCCGGACTCGCGCGGCGTCAGCGAGCGGTCAGGCGGCCGCGGGGGCTCGACCACGCCCGGGCGCCACATGCCGGGGCGCGGGCGCAGATTGCCCTCGGGGAAGGCCTGGACATGGTCCCACCTCATGACTGCGCCGCCTGGCGGCCAAGGGCCTCGAGCATGTCTTCGTACGCCGAGCTCTTCTTGTCGTCCTTGTCCAGGTCGAAGGCCTCGCGCTCGCCCTTGCGGATGCGCTCGTCGATGTCGGCCAGCTTCTTCAGGTCCTCGACCAGCTGCGGCCGCTCCATCGCCCGGCGCAGGGCATCGTTCGCCCGGTCAACGCCGCGCTCGTCGGGGTTGCGCACCATGAGCACGATCTCCTCGATCGCGGTCATGTTCGAGACGACGCCCTCCATCTGGGCCAGCAGGTCGGCGTGGATCTTCTTCAGGCGCCTGAGGCCCTGGCGGTGCTCGAGGACCACGTCGACGGCGGCTTGGGCGGCGGCTTTGATCTCGGTCGGATTTGGCGTGGAATTAGGATCACACCGCCCGGAAGCCGCCTGTATAAGCAGCGAATTGGTTGTCTGCTCAACCTCTTGTCGCTTGTCCTGCACCCAGCCGTACTTCTTGGCCCTCTTGCCGATTCCGGACGGATCGACGCCGTATTCCGCGCCGAGCTGCAGATTTGACTTCTGCCCTATGCGGTAGTGGCGCTCGATGGCGACCCAGTCGATCGCGTCGTCTTGCTTACGCCTGGCCATGGTTGGTGCTCTCTTCTCTCATCCGCCCGAGCCTACCAGCGGTAACGCTTGCGGCCGACCGAGTCGGCGGAGAACCTGGGCGGCCTCGGAGCCAGGTCGACCTCGCGGTTCAGGAACTCGCCCAGGAAGTCTGACCGGCCCACGGGCTTGCGCTCGAGCTCGTCGCGCCACTCGCGGACCAGGTCGCTGTGCATCTGCGACACCACGATCCGCACTTGGCCGTCGATGCGGCCGATCTCGCCCCGGATCAGGCTGAGGCCCAAGCGGTCATCAAGGACCGGGTCGACACCAACGCGGACCCACCCCAGCCCATCCACGCAGGCGCCACGGAGGGCGTCTTCCCAGACCTTGCTGGCGTCCGGGCCGATCGCCGCGAACCACGGCGCCTGGTGGCGCACCGGCACCACCCTCATCAGGCTCTCGGCGCGGGCGATCGCCGGGGCGGAGCCGGCGGCCAGGATGCCGGCAAGGAAGCTGCGGCGGGCGATCACAGCTGGCCCTTCCATGCGCGCCACAGGCGCTTGTACCAAGGCAGAAAGAGAAAATCCAGCCTGCGGTTGGCCTGTACGTCGCGCGCGGCCATTGCGTACCAAGCGTCGGCCTGCGCGTCGCTCAGCTTTGCCGTCAGCTTGGCCTCGGCCGCCCGGCGGTTGCGGATCTCGTTGTCGAGTCGCTTCTGGTAGGCGGGCATCAGCGCAGGGATCAGGAGCTCGGCCAGGTCCTGGCTGATGGCCACGTAGCGGTCGCTGGTGCTGCCGCCTTCCGTGTGCCGAACCTTGACGATCTGGGCGTGCTCGTCCTTGAGGGCCAGCGCTTGCACGCTGTCGCCGGCGGGGACGTTCCACGGGAGCACGGGGTGAAGGTCGCGCAGCTCTGTGCGGATCCTGAGCCAGTCGCCAGCGATCTCGCGCTGCTCCTGGCCGATGGTGTAGACGGTGACGCGCTTCATCGGATCTCCTCCCTCAGCGCCGGCGCCCCATCCGGCCCGGGCTGCGGGTTGATGCCCCAGGCCTCGAGCCGCTGGCGCAGCACCAGGGCGTAGCGCTCCATGTGGGTGGCCTGCTGCAGGAGCGGGTCGCGCTGTTCGGCGGCCTCGAACTGGGGGCTGGCCAGGAAGCCGCGCAGGGCCTCGAGCCGGGCCTCGAGCACCAGGTGCTCGGCGTAGGCGCGGCGCTGGTGTGGCAGCAGGAAGTCGGCCGGGCCGCGGTAGGCGTTGTGGAAGCCCTCGGGCAGCAGCGCGCGGGCGCGGGCCATGGCCTTGCACACCGCAGCGCCGCCGGCGGCCGCCACGTGGGTCGCGGTGATCAGCTGGTCCAGGCCCTCCTGGGTGGCGCGCAGGGCGGCCAGCAGCACGGCGCGGTCGGCCGCGTGCATCGCGTCCGCCTTGGCCTTCTCGGCCGCCGGCGATGCGCGCAGGCCGTCGTGCGGGCTGGGCCAGGTCAGCGTGCCCTGAGCCGCGTACCAGCCCTGGCCCTTGTGCCAGGCGATCTCGTCCTGGCTCGGCCATCCCAGCGCGATCTGCCAGGCGCCATCCTCGCCATCGGCCAGGCCAAGCCATTGCACGCCCTGCGGGCTGACGATGACCCACGGCAGCTGGCCCGGCGCGCCCTTGTCGCTCACAGGCCCACCGGACATGCGATGCGCGTCACGCATGCTCGAGCTCCCGCGTCTCGGTGGACTCGGTGTCGACCGACGGACCGGCGATGGCGACCAGATCAGCCGGCCGCCAGGGCAGCTCCCGGAAGCGGCGGAAGATCATGTGCCCGAAGGGCTGCTCGCACTGAGCATCGAAGAGGCCTGACGCCTCCACGACCCACCCCGGTTCACGCGACCACGCAAACACGGGCGGCGAGCCCTCCGACGGGAATTTCTCTCGGCCATCCGCCCACCTCTTGATGACGCCCGTGCGGCCGGCGTTCAGGGAGCCGGGCCTCACCACCATCACCATCACGCCAGGAGCCAGCTTCACAGCGCAGCCTCCTCGACAAGGCGGACCAGGCGGCCGCGGTGCTGGGCAGCGTAGGCCTCGGCCTTGCCGCGGTCGAGGAAGAGCGCCGGCGGCGCGCCGACGCACTTCACGCCCCAGGCCTCGAGGGACGGCAGATCCCTCAGGGCGGTGTTGTGCACGACGTCGGCGAGGGTGATCTCTGCTGGCAAGGGTCGACTCCGTTCTTGATCAGGAGCCGATCTGATCTGATGTAGGCACCGAAGTTCCGTGGCCACGCAAGAATTTCTGTTCTTGCTGGGCTCTTGATGGATCAGGCCTCGCTCGTCGAGCGGGACGCGGCGGCGATCGGCGGAGGCTCGACGAACGGCAGGATCAGCCCGGGCGGCCAGCGGCAAGTGATCGGCGGCCGGGCAGCCGAGAACTCGCGCTCGTTGACCTCGTCGGCCTGGTTGCCGCCATAGATCACCAGCCCGCCAGACGCGGTGCGGCCGGTCACGATGCCGACGTGGCCACCGCCCCTGCGGTCGAAGACTGCGATCGCACCGAAGACAGGGCCCGGCAGCTGCTGCCCCCAGTCGCCCCAGGCCTTGGCCCGCCACCAAGCGCGCGGCAGCGGGAAGCCGGCGGCCTTGGCCCACTTCGCCATCGCGCCGCCGCACCAGGGCTGGCCCACGAGCCACGACTGGCCCAGATCGGCCAGCATGGCACGGATCCAGGGGCTGTCGTTGGGACCCAGCGTCTCGCGCTGGCCGATGTCGCGGCGCGCGGCCACGACCCACGGAAGGGTGGTGCTCATGAGGTCTCCTTGCCTGGAGCGGCGCAGTCCAGCGGTCACTGCCGGCGCTCGATGACGGGGGGCTCGACGACGTCGCGGCGCGGCGTCACGTTGGCCGTCACGGCGGCGCCGATCACGGCGGCGATCACCCAGCCAATCGCTTTCTGGACCCAGTCGCTGGACTGCTTGTGGATCGGGGCCTGGGCCTCCAGGGAGGCGATCCGGAGCGTCAGTCGATCGATCAGCTCGAAGGCCCTTTCGTGAGCGTCCTTGCTGTTGGCCTGGCGCTCCTCGAGAACGGCTAGCCTCGTGTAGGCGGCAGCCAGCTGAGCCAGCGATCCCTTCATCTCCCCGACGTCGCTTTGCAGCGCGCGGATCTCCGCCTTGGTGGCTGGCGACTCGTCGCTCATGCGTCTCGCTCCTCGTCATGCAGCGAGCGCTGCTTGTAAGCCCTGGCGCCGATCGTGGCGGCGGTCCACGCGAGGTTGACCTGGGCGAAGAACGCGGCCGCGGCCGGCGCGCCATCGCCCACGATCCCGAAGTGCGAGAGCAGCAGGGCCTGCTGATCCGCCGGCGTGGCCAGGTAGGCCGTGCACACGGCGCCGAGCGCAGCCTGCAGCCACACGCTCCACATGCGGATCAATCGCCGCGGTGACTCGAACACGATCGCGCTCCTCTTTGACGACCAACAAGGCGTTGGCCAGCCTGCGCGCGCGATTCTAGTGCTCGCTCACCACGCCAGCCAGGAAGCTCCGCGTTTTCGGTGGCGACAGAGCGATGTTAGGGTAAACACCTATGCCAATCTTTCGTTGGTGCGCCAACACTAGCGTCAATGCAAACGGGAGATCAGATGAGCAAGCGCGAAGTTACCCAGTCCGAGGTTCTGAACCACGAGGTAATCGGCGCCTACACCGCGACGCGATGCAGCAAGGCCGGGGTCGCCAAGGCCGGTCGAGTTACCTCCGGCCTTCTGAAGGCGGCTGCGAAGCGCGGCGAGATCGGCGTGCATCGCTGCTGCGGCCGCGTGACCGGCTCGACCGTGTTCTACCTCATGACCAAGCAGCAGATCGACGCCATCCGCGCCGAAGCGATCCGCCGCGCCGCCGAGTAACCATCCGCCAACAGGAGACCGCCATGCCCACCTGGCACCAGGAGCGCGAAGGCAAGACGCTGCCAGTGCTCCATCACCCGACGAAGTGGTCGAGCTACAACCCGACCGGCCACCTGACGGTCATGCGCCACGAGTCCGAGGAAGCCTGCATGCAGTATTGCAAGGCCACCGGCGATGTCCCGCTGCCGCCCAGCGGCCGGAGCCAGCCGTGAGCAAGCCCATCCCGGTCTACGACTGCCCGGCGCGCCAGAGCACCCAAGCGCTCTCGCGCGCCGCGGCGGCCGCCTTCCTGCGCCACCAGCGCCGCAAGCGCGCCGTCATCCGCGGCCGCGACGGCCACACGTACTGGGCGCCCGCCACCCAGTGGAACAACTGGCGCATCACCACCCGCCCGACGCAGCGCGACCTCGACCGCGCCCGCGGCTGGCGCTGAGGCCACCATGCACCTCGTCATCGACACCCACACCGGCGCCACCGTCGCGCGCTACGTCTGCGTCAAGCGCGCCCGGCGCCGGCGCGATGCGCTGGACCTGAAGTACGGGGCCGTGCGCTACGCGGTTCGCTCCACATGAGTGCGCCCCGCAACTGGCCCTTCCCCCGATACGACAAGCAGGGCCGGATCATCAAGCCCCCTCGCCCGCGCAAGCCGGCACCCACCTACCCGCCGGGCGAGCCGGCGCCCTTCTAGGCGCCAGGGTAAACACTTATTCCGTTCGCTGTTGCGTCGCCCACAATTCGCTACATCGTCAAGCAACAAGGAGATCGTCGTGTCCCAGTACATCCCCACCCACTACACCGGCACCTTCAGCGGCGGGCGCTGCGTCGAGACCTCTGTGCAGCCCGGCACCTACCAGGGCCACCACGCCGACGGCAGCAGCATCCAGAAGCACAGCGCCGGCGGCGCCTACCCCTACGTGCTGCAGCTGCGCGACAAGCCGGCCGGCGGCTACTGGTGGGAGATGACCGGCCCCGGCATCGAGGGCGCGCTGCGGTTCGGCTCCGGCGACGAGTGGGACGCCGCGGCCCGCCGCATCCTGGCGGTGCGCAGCAACGCCGACGCCTGGGCCTTCGAGCTCGAGCAGCTGTGCGTCGTCGCGGGCCACCGCCAGCTGGCGATGCACCTGGCCGCGCACGCCTGGCCCGGCCCCGCCAAGTGGGACGACATGAGCTCCGCGCAGCGCGTCGCGGCTCTGCTCTGGCTGGGCAAGGCCAGGGGCACGCTGCGCCTGCCGCCCGGCACGCAGCAGCCCGTCTTCGCGAGGATGGCCTCGGTCGCGGTATAGGGTAAACACCTATACCTTTCTTTGTTGCCTGGGCAACAATTCGTTCACTGCACAGGTCGTGCAGGCAACAAGGAAATCCGCATGAGCACCATCGCCCGCGACACCCACCGCGCCCGCGCCCGCCGCATCGCCGTCGCCCTTGGCGACACCGTCGGCAACCGCGAGTCGCTAATCCTCGCCGACCCCGAGGTCACCGTCACCCGCGACGCGGGCTACCCCGGCTGCTGGAGGGTGCGCTCGCGCATGCACAACAACAGCTTCATCTACCGCACCAGCGACAACACGATCGTCGGCTGAGCGCTCTCCGCTGCGATGGCAGCGGCCTGCCCCGAGGCAGGCCCTTGTCACCCACCAGGAGAGCTCGTGCAGCAGTTCAACTTCGTCCTCAACATCGGCCTGATGTCAGATCTGGACGGACCCATCACCAATGAGCGTGCGATCGCCGCGCTGGTCAACCACGACATCCGCATCGAGCGCGACGTCGTGCTGAACTCCGACACCGAGCCCACGCTGGTGGCGGTGGTTACGATGTACGACCTGCCGTTCCTGTGCTGGCAGAAGCTGCACGGCGTCGCCAACGAGCTGCACCAGGACTGCATCGCGGCCTACAACGTGCAGTCCCTGAAGGGCGCCCTCATCGGCCCGCGCGCCGAAAAGTGGGGCGACTTCAACCCGGCCTACTTCTTCATGCCCGACGGCTCGCGCCTGGGCGCCACGCTGCCGGCCGCGGCCTGAGGGGTCCAGCATGTCATCTCTCAGCATCGCTCAAGAGCTCGTCGAGATCGCCAGAGGCCTGGGCCTGCGGGCCACCGTGCGGGACCGCATGCGCGCCGAGAGCCGGCCGCCGCCGCCGCCGACCCCGGAGCCAGTGACCCTCAACGGGCGCACGATCCGCAACCAGCACGCGCTGATCCTGCTGCAGCGGCGGCGCAGCGGGGACCTGCCGGAGGCGGCGCGCGCCGAGCACATCGCCGCGGCCCAGCGCACCAAGCACTGGCTGTCGACCGTGCGCCCGTTCGACGAGCTGGCCAACGACGGCCTGCCCGGCCCCGGAGAGGTCTACAGGTACGTCTACGACAGCGAGCGCGATCGCGCCGACGACCTGCTGGCAGTCCTGCTGGGGGACGTGCGATGAGTGCTGCCGACTTCCTCCGGCCCGGCGCCAGCGTGTGGCTTCTGGACCGCACGCGCGTGCGATCTGGCTTTGGCCCGCAGCGCGTCACCGTAGCCGACGTGGCCGAGGCCGACGGCAAGCTGTCCTTCAGGACGGCCGGCACCCGAGGCTGGTACGACCAACGCGACGCCTTCGCGACCAAGAGCGAGGCCCAGCTGGCCTGGTTCGAGCGCGCCGACGCCGAGTACCAGCACGAGCTCGCGCGCTTCAACGTGATCGTGCGCCGGCTGCTGGCCTACCGGGCGCATCAGGGTAACTACTAAGGCAACATCCCGTTGTTGCTGCCACAATCTGTTCTGTCGTCAACCAGGAGATCGCAATGCCCCAGTACACCGTAGAGCGCCGAAACCTGGGCTCCAACAAGCGCCCTTTCATGCGCCATATCGTCACCAACCCGGGCGACATCCAGATGGGTCCGTCGTTCAACGACATCGGCGGCGAACGGGACGCACAAGCCTTCGCCGACGTTCTCAACAAGGCTTTCGAAGAGGGCCGCCTGGCAGGCCTGACCGAAGCGTCGCTCGCAGCCAACCCGGCCTAACCAAGGAGCCTGCCATGACCACCGTCCTCGACCGCATCAACTCCATCGTCACCGAAGAAGACCGCGCCGCGCTCGAGCGCTGCATCTCGAAGTCGGGCCCCACCAAGGGCAAGATCCGCCGCACGCCGCCGGACTGGCGCAAGGACCCCAAGGCCTGGGCCGCGTGGCAGGCGCTGCGCACCGCCCTCGGCTGGCACGGCGAGTTCGCCACCTTCACGCTGATGATGATCGACGACGAGTCGCGCAAGGTCTGGGACCGCGTGAGCGACGCCGCCATGGCGGTGCGCCGTGCCATCAGCGCGAGGACTGCGTCGTGATCACGCCCAGCCTGACCCGCTACACGGTCGACATCACGAACCAGCCCCGCCGCTTCTTCGACCGCGCCGACCATGCACTGCGGCACGCGGCAGAATCGGTGTACATCTCGACGGAGGCGGCCGATCGGAAGGCGCAGCTGCTGCTGGAAGGCCAGCGCGTCGAGTGGGCTTACGGCTTCGTGAGCGCCACCGTATACCCTCCTCAAGACATGGTCCACGCGGAGACCCCGTGTGCCGGCAACGCCGCGAAGACCCGCCCCGGCGAGGACGGCGGCCCGGCGTTCCCGATGATCCGCGACATGCGCTACAGCCCGGACTGGGACCACGAGGCCGGCATGACCCTGCGCGACTACTTCGCAGCAAAGGCCATGGCCGCAATGACCGGCGGCACCTGGCCAGACGGCGCCGACATGTTTGAGATCGCCAGGCGCTCGTACGCCATGGCGGACTCCATGCTGAAAGCGAGGAGCGCATGAGCACGCAAGACCAAGAGCGCGCCGCCTTCGAGCGCCGGGCGAAGGACTTCGGCCGCATCTTCCTGGACCGCGATGGCGACGGCTACGCGAACCGCTGGACGCAAGAGGCCTGGGTGAAGCAAGCCCTGCACCTGGCGCTGGAGTACCGCGAAGCCGAGCCTGGCCGCGAAGTGCGCGATGCCATGCGAGCGATGAAGGCCCACTTTGTGGGGCGACCGGCTTCAATGGACGCGGCCGACGCGATGGACAAGGTGGCGCAAGAGTTCGCGCACCGGCTGGCGATGAACTTGGAGTGCCTGATTCTGGAGTGCCCGGCCAGCGCTCGGTTCTATCCCGAGGCGCTGGAGACGCTGGGAGCGTACCGCAGCGCCATGAACGCGATACACGAACGCCTGAGTCCGACGCACATGGGCGAGCCGATCGTGCCGCCTAACGTGGGAGCTAAGCTGACCGCGCGCCAGCGCGGGTCAGCTTGAGCGACAGGTTAGGCAGCAGTGGTGACGAAGCGAAAGGAACTATGAGCACCTACACCGTACAGATACAGCACGACGACGACGGCGAACTAGACGTGAGCATCACGGACGCAGGCAGCAGCGAGCAGGACCGCGCCGCGATTGAGTGGGCGCTGCGCGAAGCCGCGCGCATGGTGGAAGAAGGCTTGCCGATTGAACGGGGCATGTTTTCGTGAAGCGACAGATGCTGTTAAGCGTGCGCGACAAGAGCGGCGCTGAGTGGGGCTTTGAGGTGCGCGCGGACCCGGCGCACTTGCCCGAGTGGCGCGCTGCTGGGCTTGAGGTGTACGAGCTTGCGGCCAGCGTGCCGGCCTGGGCTGCTTCGCTGGGCCTTGGGCGGCTTTGGGCCGCAATTCAAGGCGCATGGCAGTGGCTGCGGGTTTTCTGATGCCTAACGTTCGAGCAAAGCTGCCAAGGAGGCGCTGATGAGTAGCCGAGACGAGACGATGCCACCCGCCGACGCGGGTCAGCTTGAGCGAGGGGTTGGGCGGCTGGAGCCGGAGCGCGATGACATTGGCATGCTGAAGGCCGCAGCCGACGCGCTGGGCCTGCAATACGAGTGGCACCACGGCTGCGGCGATGCGTTGCACCTGACAGCATCCGACGCGACAGCGATTTACTGGAACCCGCTGCGCAGCGATGCCGACGCGCTTGCGCTGGCGGTCCGCATGGAGATGGACGTATTTGTGCGCGCCGGCCGATGGAGCGAGGCTGTGCGCCCGATGGGGCCGGCATGCAAGGAGCCGCATGCAGGCGACCCGCTGGCTGCGACACGGCGGGCCATCGTGCGCGCCGCTGTAGAGGTTGCCACGCATGCGCTGCCGGAAGACGACTGGCGCGCAAAGCCTAACCAGCCATTGCCGAACCGCCGCAAGACGCCCAACGGGCCGGGTGAGCCGCCCGCCAGCGGCGGGTCGGCTCGACCCGGGTGTTAGGGCGCTGGTGCCGTAGCGTGACCATGTTTGCGTGTTACAAAATAGTTGTTGACGCTGGCGGTTAACGTGCTACAGTAACCCCATCGCAACACGCAACCCGGAGCAGACGACATGACCACCACCTACCGCGCCGCTTACGAAGGCAAGACCTACACCCGCAAGACCGACCGCACCTATACGCATGCTGTCGGCTGCACGCTGGGCGCTGCTCGCGGCGACCGCGAAGGCGAGGAAGGCATCGTGGCTTGGTGTGGCACCGCCGCGCTGGCTGCCAAGGCCGCCAAGAAGTACGCCGCCGCGCAGTGGGGCTTCAGCAAGGTGCAGATCGTGGAGGTGCAGCAATGAGGTTCTGGCTAATCGAAGACAAGGTCGGCTCAGTTGTCGGCTGCGAACTGACCCGGCGTGAAGCTCACGAAACCGCTGCAGCGTTCGGTGTCGCTATCGAGGAGTTCATTGTCTCGCCGCTAGACGTGGATGTGACCGCCGACAACGTGCGGCGGTTGCTTGGCGGGCTGGGCGGGTACGCAAAGCCATGACCGCCGACAAGAGCAAAGGCGGACGCCCGCCCGCCCCGCCCGGCCTGCGCCGGGTAAACGTGCCGCTGCGCCTTCCCGAGTGGCTGGTGGAGTGGATGGCAGAGCAGGCCGAGACGCCTGCGGAGTTGATCGAAGCCGCACTGCTGAAGGCGCACAAGCTGCGCCCGCCGCGTGCGCCCTAACGCCCGAGGAAACCTGCCACCGTAGGCCGCAGGCCGGAGGGGGTCAGGTTGTGCGAAGTGTTATGCAGCGCCCTGGTGGCGCACAAACCAAGGAGCCGAAGACGTGAAGACTGATCGTGAACTGCTGGAAGCCGCAGCAAAGGCGGCCGGCTACCCGCCCCCGATGCCGATGCACGGGCTCGGCGGCCTGAATTTTGGGTTTGGGTGGTGGAACCCGCTCGTCAACCCTGGAGAGGCTTTTGAGCTTGCTGTGCAGTTGCGCATCTCCATACGTCTTTACGATGATGAGGCTGCTGCTGGCGGATGCCATGAGCCATACGGCGCCGACCATTTCGCCGCCACGCGCCGGGCTATTGTTCGCGCAGCGGCTGAGAAGGTGGCGCCCCATGAATTGGGTGCTGCATAACGCCAGGTTAACCGCGCCCGACACGGCGTACAGGAGCGACGATGAATGAGACACAGCAACCCGCCGTGGCGGGTCCGGTTGAACCGACAGTTAGGCGCCCTCTCGGCATGCCTGACTACACGCCCGCACAGAAGGCCGCCGCGTTTGATGCGCTGTGGGATACCTGCGGGCTGGGCCAAGGGCTGCTGAAGGACTACGTGAGCCGCAACATCAGCCGCCCCGGATGCCCCGACAACGAGGCAACGATTCTGCGCGTGCCGCGCTACGAGTTCACGTTGCTGGCCGAGGGCGAAGGCATGCACCGATTCAGAGACGTGCTGCACTACTTGGTGACCCGCAGCAAGGGCGCCTAACGATAGTTTGAGCAGCGCCTGCACGGCGCTGCCGGAGTGAGCTACGCCGCTGGGCGTCTGCTCGAAACGCCAGTTATGCAGCATTGAGGAAAACATGAACCGCGAAAAACTGCTTCAGAACCCGCTGCCGATTGACCGTGTGGCCGCCCGTGTGGTGCGCGCCGCAAAGCCGGAGCGCTTGTGGCGGCCGATGCCAAAACATAAACCAGACGTGCCGGACCCTGGCTGTGTGCTGGCGATTGCACCTTTACCAAGCAACGCGCTAGACAGCGTTCGCGCGCTCATTGGAAAAAAGCGAGATCGCATGACGGTGATTGGCTACGCCGCAGACCAAGGTGCCAAGAAAGGTCACGCGCGGTATGTCGCCCGATGCGACTGCGGAAACTACGAGTGGCGCGTAAAGATTCTTCGCTGGTTTGGCACAGCGGCACCGGATATGTGCCGCGAGTGCAGGAATCGCGCGTACAAGTTGCGCGGCGAGTGGAATCAACGTGAACCAGCGGCGCGGGCCACGGTGCCGGCCGATGCTGCATAACGTTCGAGGCAAGCCGCCGAAGGTCGGCTTGGGCGAGTAGTTAGGCGTCTCTATCCGAAGCGAAAGGAAGCAACGATGAAACTTGTAATCGATCACTCTGAAACGAAGCGCACCATTGATGGCGCGTTCGGCATTTGCGGAAGCCGCCGCGACTTGTTGGCACTTGTCGCGCAACTTCAGGCGCGGCTGGACGACGAGTCGTGGAGCTACGGCTGGGTTACGGTACACCCGACGCTCCAGCAGAAGGCAAACACACCGCCCAAGGACTGGGACGCCTAACTGAGCTATCGCCAAACCTCGCAAGCTCTGCATGTACCGCAAACCATCCCCAAAGCGCCAGGCCGCCCACGTACGCAAGCTCGAATCCTTGCGCCGTGGACGCGACCGAGCGAACGCGAACAAGCCCGCGCGGCTGTACCCGCCGACGCTGCCTGACTTGCGCCGCGTGGTGACGGTGACGGACTTCGACGGCCCGGAGCCGGTGACGCACACGCTTGAGATGCGGCGGACGAAGCGCGTGGACGTGTACGAAGTGCTGGCCGATGGCAAGCCGTGGAAGGTCTGCGGCTGGTCTGGCGCGCTTGAGGGGCTGCGCAAGAGCTATCAGCGTGTTCCGTCGCCGCGTAGCGACTTTTGGGAGTGAGCTCGATGAGCGGCCGTCAGGCCGGCGCCATCGGCGCGCCCACTGCGCTCCGGCTTGTAGGGTAAACACCTACCAAACGGCCTGTTGCCTTGTTGCACAATCTGCTCGGTCGTCAACGCAAACAGGTGCCGCATGACCCAGCTCTTCAATCGCTCCGGAACGCCTCGCATGATCTACGTCACCATCGAGACCCTCAAGGGTGGCCGCCGCACCTTGCGCGCAGCACCCGACGGCCGCCGCGCCTTCTCGTCCCACTCCACCGCAGTGCGCAACAGCGAGCGCTGGCGCGGCTGGGGCAACACCGTCGCGACGCACAGCTTCGTCGACATCCCCGCCGCGGAGGCCTTCGTGGCCGCGCACAACGCCACCATCGTCACGGCGCGAGCGCGCGCCAAGGAGTACGCATGAAGACCATCATCACGGCCCTGCTCGTCTCGGCCATCAGCAACCCGGTCATAAAGACCGAGGGAGGGGCCACCTTCGAAATCCTGGCCGACACGTCGGTGACTCGCGTCAACGATCTCGGAGCGACGCAGACGTCTTCGATCGTCGTCTTCACTCCCGCCGGCGGAAAGCCGACCGCAAAGGTCGCTGGAGTCCTCGGCTGCGGCAGCGAGAGCGGCGTGATCGTGCTGTTCGACCTGGCCCACAACGTCGAGAGCGGGCCTCACAGCTGGCGCGCTGGTGGCCCCAGGGCGTTCGACGGCGTGGCCGAGGCAACGTGTGCCTCTGCCGCCCTCAATGCCGATAGGCTCCTGCGCGGCCGCGGGGGCATGGTGTGACTCGCAGGCGCTCCAGCAACGACGGATGCCTGAGCCCGCAGCGCAGCATCCTCGGCATCAGTCCCGGGCTGCGGCGCAGCCTGTTGGCCAGCTTGCCGCCGATACCAGGGCCTGAGAAGACCCCCAAGAAGCCGGACGGTCGTCGCGGCGCCCCGCGCATCAAGGAGCCGGACGAGGTGGTGCTGGAGGTGCGCCGCCTATGGGAGCAGGGCGGCCTGTCTCTGACGCAGATCAAGATCCACCTCTCCGCGCTTGGCGTGGAGATCGACCGAGAGCGGATCCGCAACCTGTGCAACTACACTACGCGCTCGCACCTGGTCCCGCAGGCCGGTGCGGCGCCCTATTTCCCAACCCAGCAGGAGAACCCATGCACGACCTCAACACCATCAACCGCCTGAACCGCGAGCACTGGGCGGCCAACGCCGCAGCAGCCGCCAAGGCCGCCGGCCAGCACTTCATCGCCAAGTACGACGGGCTTCACCTCGTCGACGGCGAGGCGGTCGCCGGAGCAGAAGCGGCCACCGCGCGCCGAGACGACCTGGCCAAGACGGCGATGATCGGCGAGACCTTCAAGGTGATCGCGCCACACTGAACGCGGCGATCCGCTCGAGCGCCCACCTGGCCGCCTCTCGGTCTCTCGACCTGGCCAGGATGTCGGCGGCGAGAGCCTCCAGCGCGGCGACCTGCCGCCCGAAAGCCGCCTCATGGGCGGCTTCTTTCTGCGCGGCCGATGCGGAGCCGGAGTCGAGCCACGCATGGCACGACCAGCACGCCCAGACGGCGCCGACGGCGTCGCTGGCCTTCAGGGCCCCGCCCTTGCCGTGGATGGACCTGTTGCTGTGCGCAAGGACCGTCGTGGCCGGATCGGCGCAGCAGATGCCAGGCAGGGCCATCATGCAGGGCCGACCGCTGGCCAGGTCGCGGTACGCCTGGCTGCGGTCCACGCCGGCCTTGGGCGCCGGCCGAGGCGGCGTGATGAGTGCTGCCGACGCCTGCGCCGGCGCGCGCGGCCGCGGCGTGTAGTCGATCTGCCTAGCCTCGCGGCGCGGCGGGGCCTTGGGCCTGAAGCCGGAGCGCTTCACCGCGGCGGCATGCCGAGGTAGTCGCGGATCACGCCGATCGCCTCGAGGTGGCCGCGGCAGATCTCGTGGCGGTAGCCGGCCTCCTTCAGCCGCTCGGCCCAGTCCCTCTGCTCCGGGCTCACGCGGCCGTCGGCGGTCTTCATCTCGATGTACAGGCCAGGCCAGCGGTCGGTCGGCCAGGCCAGGACCAGGTCGGTCATGCCAGCGCGCACGCCCTCGGCCTTCATGATGGCCGCCTCCACCTTCGATCGCTTGCCTCCGTTGGGCACGGCGTAGAGCCAGCGGCCGATCATGCGCCGCGGCCTGTCAGCGAAGTTGGTGCAGTCCGGGTGCGGCGTCATGTCACACCAGGCCACGACGGCTTGCTGCTCGGCAGACTCCAGGTGCCGCGGCCTGGCGCGCGGCTTAGGCGGCAGGCCCGTTGAGCGCACGTTCGACGGAGGTGCTGGCCTTGAAGATGGCCGCGCGGCGCGGGGGCACGATCACGGGCTCGCCGGTGCGGAGGTTCCGGGCCTTCTTTTCGCCACGGCTGGAGACGACCAGCTTGCCCAGGCCAAACAGGAAGACCTCGGAGCCCTCGGACAGCGCCTCTCTGGCGGCGTCCGCGGCGGCGTCCAGCACCGACCGCGCAACATCCTGGCTGCACCCAGCATCGGATGCGACCCGGGCAATCAACTCGTTCTTCTTCATAGGCAACAGAAAGTTGTGTTGCCCGCTTATAGCACAGCTCAGTCGAACTTGAGCACCTGGTCTACGTAGCGCCGAAGCCCTTCCTCGGTCACGCTGGTGCCCACGAGGACCTTCTGGATCAGCACGTTGATCACCTCGCTGTAGAGCTTCTCGAAGCCCTCCTCGTCCAAGCCCGCGAACGAGATCGTCTTCGGCTCCAGGCGCATCTCTCCGGAGATGGTCCAGACCGGCTCGTAGTGGCCGGCCATGATCTGCACCTCCCTGCGGAAGCGATCGAACGTGGTCACCACCTCGCGGCCGCGCCACACGCGCTCTGGCATAAGCTCGCGCCATACGCCGTAGGCGTAGTTCAGCAAGGCCATGTACTTGCGATGAAACTTGGGGTTCCTGACGCGGTTGATCTTGACGCGCAAGACGGCGCCAGTCTTGATCGAGCGAAGCGCTTCTTCAGCCGCCTCCTCCATCGGGATCAGCGCGCCTCTCGGGCCCTTTTGAACGAGGATCTCCATCGATCATCTCCAGCAGCTTCATCCCGTCGTACTCACTACGATCAACGAATACCGCTCCGACAGCGCCACCGACACAGAGAGCCACCAGAACCTTCTGGCGCCCCACCTCGGTCCACACTCCAATACCGCCAGGCGGCGCAGCCTTGGCGGCCTTGTCGCAGGCCGCAGCAACCGCCTCGGCAAGCGCATCAGGCCTCGACACCGCTTGACTTCAGCTTCGCGTCCGCCATCCCGAACGGCCGCTTCGGCTGGACGGCATACCTGGCCTGAGGGGCGCGCACGCCATCTACGTCCACGAAGTCGATGATGTAGATCACCCCATGCTCGCGGCCGCGCAGGATGTAGTTGTAGATCGTGTCCGGCTTGTAGCCAGTGGCTTCGATCAGCTCTGCCGCAGTCATTGGCCGCGGCAACAGCAGCGCCATCGTGGCGAAGAGCTTTCCGATGAATCCGGCCGGAGCCGCCTGTGGTGTGGTCAAGACTGACTCCTTGCTTTCGGTCTGTAGCTCTCCCAGTTGCACTGCACCCATCGAGATGTCTCGCGCAGGCGGTCGAAGAGGCGGTCCCCGATCGCGGCCTGCATGGCCTGGTGGTCGAGGTTCGTGAGCAGGATCGTGGGAGCGCAGTCGCGGTAGCGGCCGTCCAGCACGTCGTAGAGGACCTGGTGCTCGTTGTCGGTGCCCGACTGCACTCCGATCTCGTCCAGCACCAGCAGGTCCAGGTTGCGCAGGCTGTCGATCATCTGTCCGGTGCTCATCGGCGAGTCGCGCCGCCAGGTGTCGCGCACGCCGCGCACGACGTCGCTGACGGTGGCGTAGAGCGCCGATCGCAGCGGGCTGATGTGCTGGATGATCGCGGCGGCCAGGTGGCTCTTCCCGGTGCCCGTGCCGCCCGCGAGCGTCAGTCCTGTGCCGACCTTGCGGTGCTCGGCGAAGTCCTCGGCATAGGACCGGCAGATGCTTAGGGCCAATCGTTGCCTCTCCGTGTCCGCCGCGTAGGTTTCGAATGTCTTGCCAACGAACCGCTTCGGAACGCGGGCCACGGAGAGGGCCTTGGCGGCCTCGTCGGCGTCTCGCAACGCGCGGTCCAGCTGGCGCTGGCGATCGGCATCCGCGGCGGCCTGGCGGGCCTTCTCGGCCTCGCACTGCGGGCACGCGGAGAAGCGGTCCTTGCCGCCGATGCTCCAGGCCCTGGCCTGGTACTCGCCGTGGGCTGGACACGTCGCCACCGTGTCGCGGCCAGCCAAGCCTCCGAGCAGCTGGCCGACGGGCTTAGAGGATGCGTCCATCTTCGCCGATCCCTTTGGTGTAGTCCATGCCGGCGATGGACTTCGAAGCCCCGGTTTTGGTTCCGTAGCTCCGCAGGTACTCGGCCTTGAAGCCGCGCCAACCCTGCTCAGCACAGATCCTCACCGCATCCGGGAATGAGATGCCGGCTGCAGCCGCCTCCCTGGCCATTGCGGACCATGCAGTCTCTGTGAAGGGAGCATTCTTCTTGGCGCGGACCTTCAGCCAGTCAACCGCGTGTTGCGCATTCACGCCCTCGGCCACCAGGGCCTTCAAGACGCCCTGATACCCAGCCGGAGCCTGGGGCAGATCGGGGCCGAAGGCCTTGTCTTCCTCAGTCTTTACTGCATCAGTATTTACTGAGTCAGTCTTTACTAAGGGGACGGGTTGACCGGCGGGCGGGTCAGCCGGCGGCGGCTCAGCCGGCGCCGGGAAACCCGTATCCGGTTCTTCGCTAACGATAGTGATGGTTCGGAGCTGTCCGCCGGGGGCTCGCACGATCTCTCGCTTGATGTAACCTGCGTCGGCGAGGTTCTTCATGACGGTTCGCATTGCCTCTCGGCCCTCGCTGAACCACTGCCCCAGAGACTCTTGCGAGAACTCCCAGTTGTCGGGCTTGGATAGCATGTAGACGAGCAGGCCAAGCGCCTTCATCGACAGCCTGCGATCGGTGATGATGCGGTTGTCGACGGTGGTCCAGGTGGACCGCTGGCGTCGAATGATGTTGGACACGGTGTCTTTCTGCCCATTGGTGGGGGCGCTTAGGCCCCGCCACAGTGGTCAGACGGTGCTCTTGCGAGCAACGCCCCCACCAATGAGCAGAACCACTGTGAACCCGGCTCCCATTGCGCCGGAACTAAGCCTCGACGCACCCGGCCAAAGGCGCATCGAGGCGCGGATTCTAGGTCAACTTTCTGTTGGCGCCAGCAGCCAGCAGCGATACCCGTCGACCACCATGTCCTCGCCACCGAGCTGCGCGACGATGAGGCGCCCCTGGCGCTGGAGCTCGACGGTGCGCCTGGCCACCTGGACGACCGTGAGGCGGGCCTTGGAGGCGATCTCTGCGGTGCTCA